TCGGAGGCGTCGTCGAATCCGGCCCGGTTCAAGAATCTGCGGTCGCAGTTGTGGTGGGAGGTGGGCCGGCAGTTGTCGGAGGATCTGGCGTGGGACATGTCGGGGCTGGAGGAGAAGGATCGGGAGCGGTTGGTGTCGCAGTTGACGGCGCCGAAGTACACGACGGACAGCGCGGGGCGGACGGTGGTGGAGCCGAAGGATGAGACGAAGAAGCGGATCGGCCGTAGCCCCGATAACGCGGATGCCCTACTTTTGGCATATTTTTCCGTTGGTCGGGCGCGGGTGAGGTGGATGTGATGACGAGATGGCCACGGTCCCGAGCCAACAGGGACAATGCTGACAGCCCCACCACTAGGAGGTAAGCGATGGCCAGCCTCATCGCCAAACTGAACGCGGCCCGCACCGCGGTCCTCACCGTCGCCGGGTTCTCCAGCCTCACCGCGTCCGCCTGGACTGTGTGGGGCACCGGGGCCGGGCTCGCCGGCGCGGGTGCGTCGCTGCTGCTGCTGGAGTTTCTGTCCGGCGAGGAGGCCAAGCGATGAGGTCACCACTAGGTTCGCTGCTGCGCAATAAGACGCCGGTGCCGTTCGTGTCCGCTGCCCGGGCCCTGTCGCTGCCGTGGGTGCAGCCGATGGGGCAGGAGGCGCAGATGCGCGCCATGGGCTCTGTCGGGACGCTGTTCTCCATCGTCAACCGCACGTCGAATGCGACGGCGCAGGTGAACTGGAGGCTCTACCGCAAGGCCGCGTCGGGGTTGAAGGAGGACCGTGTCGAGGTCACCCGGCATGCGGCGCTCGACGTGTGGAACCATCCGAACCCGTTCATGACCCGTCAGGAACTGGTCGAGGTCGGGCAGCAGCACATCGACCTGACGGGCGAGGGCTGGCTGACGGTCGCCTACAATCCGCGGTCCCCGATGCCGATGGAGCTTTGGCCGGTACGCCCGGACCGTATGGCGCCGGTGCCGCACCCGACGGATTTCATCGGCAGGTACGAGTACACGGGCCCGTCGGGCGAGAAGATCCCCCTCAAGCTCAACGAGGTCATCTTCATGCGCACCCCCAACCCGCTGGACCCGTACCGGGGCATGGGCGCGGTGCAGACGATCCTGATCAGCCTCGACTCGGCGCAGGCCGCCGAGGAGTGGAACCGTAACTTCTTCCGCAACAGCGCGGAGCCCGGCGGGATCATCGAAGTCCCCAACGGCCTGCAGGACGACGAGTTTGATGAGATGACGGCCCGCTGGCAGGAGCAGCATCAGGGCGTGTCCAACGCACACCGCATCGCCGTGCTGGAGCACGGCGCGAAGTGGGTTGAGCGCAGCTTCACGATGCGCGACATGCAGTTCGTGGAGCTGGGTAAAGCCAGCGACGAAAAGATCATGCGGGCGTTCGGTGTCCCCGCGTTCGTCCTCGGCGAGGTCGGCGACGTCAACCGCGCCACCGCCGAAGCGAGCAAGGTTCTCTTCGCCGAGCTGCTGACCGTACCGCGCCTGGAACGCTGGAAGCAGGCACTCAACGGTGACCTGCTGCCCCTCTACGGCCAGGCCACCGCAGACAGCCTGGAGTTCGACTACGACGACCCAGTCCCCCCGGACGCCGCGGCCCGCAACGCTGAACTCATAGCGAAGACCACGGCGTACAAGACACTCATCGAAGCCGGCGCTGATCCGCGAATGGCGGCGGAGTATCTGGGGTTGCCGGATCTGGGCTCCCTGCCACCCGCGCCAGCCGCGCCTGTTGTGCCTGCTGCGGTGTCTCGTCTGGACATTCACCACCACGCGCCGCAGGTGACCGCACGCACTGCCACCCGCCGGCCGCTGGCACTCCCCCCTGCCGTCGCCGCGGCCGGAGACGAGGAAGCGGACGCGGAGGAAGTCCGCGAGCCCCTCGAAGACGCACTCGAAGTACTCCTGGAGCGGTGGGAGGACATCGCCGACGCCCAATACGAGGAACTCGCCGCCCAGATCAAGAAGGCCGTCGACAAGAAAGACCCGGCCGCGCTGGCCGACCTGACGGTCAGCACCGAGGACGCGGCGGATGTGCTGCGCGCCGCGCTGGCGCAGATGGCCGAGGTGGGCGCCAAGCAGGTGGTGGCGGAGGCCGCCGAGCAGGGCGTGAAGGTGCGTAAGCCGCAGTTGTCGAAGAGGCTGCGGAACGCGTTCGGGTCGGAGCTGGTGGAGATAGCGCAGGCCACTGCGACACTGCTGGGTTCGGATGCTGCGGGGTCGGCGGGGCGTGAGGCGATGCGGTTGATGGTGCCGGGCGCGGACGGTGAGGGTGTCGCGGGGCGGGTTGTCGGATTTTTGAAGGGGTTGAAGAACTGGTTCCGCCGGGATCAGTTGGGTGGGGCGTTGCATCGGGCGCAGAACGCGGGTCGTGTGGCGACGCTGGAGGCCGCACCGAAGGCCGTGTATGTCTCTGACGAGAGGCGAGATCGTAATACCTGCTCGCCGTGCCGTGAGATTGACGGCACAGAGTTCGAGGACCTGGCCGCGGCGAACGCGGCATATGCGACGGGCGGCTATCAGCTGTGTGAGGGCGGTGTGCGCTGCCGGGGCACGGTTGTGGCCCGTTGGGAGTAGAACGGCCGCCCGGGGTGGGGGCTGCCCGGGCGGTCTGCTAGGTCGGGCGGGTCAGTTGGTGGTCATGTCGAGGTCGTTGAGGGTCCAGTTGCCGTCGCCCTTTGTGCTGATGGTGCACACGTAGTCGTTGCGGACCTTCGCGCCGAATCCGTTCTGGCTGTCCACGTAGGCGTTGACCTTGTATTTCCAGGGCTTGCTGTCGCTGACGGTGGTGGTGTCGGTGTTGCTGGGGAAGTCGGCGCTGCTGGGGGACTTGAGGCGCTTCTTGACGAACTCTTGGCACATGGCGGCTGCCATTTGGTCGCTGGTGTCGGGTTCAGGGTCGCCGCAGGCGGTGGCGGTGAGCAGCAGGACGGCGGACACTGCTGCTGTGGCGGTGGTGGTGTGGGTTCGCATGTTGTGCAGGGTGTCGGTGCCGGTGGTGGTTACCGGCGTGTAAGGCGCGACTGTTACACGCCTACGACCCTGCTGTTACGTCCTGCCACGACCACGCGCTCACAGCGTGATCTCCGGGAGTCGCACCAGCATGTACCGGCCGTCCGGCGTCTGCCCGTCACGCACGTACGTGCCGAACGCCCGGCAGTAGATCAGCGCCTTCCCAGCAGGTACTTCCTCGGAGGCGCACACCTCGTAGCCGAGGACCCGGCCGCCGATCAGTACGGTGGCGCCGTGGTCGGCGGGGTTGAGCCACAGTTCGTCGTCGGACCGCATGGGTGGCCAGTGCTTCCGCGTCCAGATGATGACGTCGTAGATGGCTTGGCCGAGCGGGCCTTCCATGACTTCGGCGGCCCGGTGTTGGCGGATCTGCTCGGGCGTCATCCACTCGCCGCTCACGTCGTCTCCTCGGTCAAGCCCATGTCCTGCTTCGCGATGTGCTGCGCCCGCTGCTCCGAGTACACCTTCCGCACCCGCTCAACATCCCAGCCCTCGACCGTGAGCGCGGTCCGGGGAGGGCTGCCGACATCACCGCGCAGCCAGGCGTACTCGAAACGGCCAGGCTGACCATCGAAGTCCTTCTCGACACACGACTCATAAGGCTCCATCTGCGGCACCCAGAAAATCTTGTGCCACGGGCGCGTCTTCACTGGACCATCGCGAACCTCCAGCGCTAGAACATCGGCCCCGATGGAGTAGGCGTGCGCGTCTTCGGCTCGGGTGAAGGCGTAGCGGGGTTCGTGGTCTGCCTCGGCGTCTTGGCCCGGCAGGGGCACGTAGACGATGCGCGGTTCGGGTTGGCCCAGCGACACCACCCGTGGCGGGACGCCGTCCATGCCCGCGAGCTCGTGATGCGACCACACCGTGACATGTCGGAACCCCTCCGCCTTCAACCGCTCCTCCAACTCCTCCGGCCGCGCGTAATTCCACGCGAACCAAATGCAGGCGCTCCCCGCCACCTTGTGACCGCCCTGTAGCTGCTGCCAGTCGTCACGGTTGCAGGAGATGACGGGCATGTGGACTGCCCTGTGCCAGTTGTCCGGGTCGGGGTACAGGACGTCTCGGATGATGTTGGCGACCTTCGGCGCAATGTCCTCGGCGCTGATCCATCCGGTGGGGCTGTCGCTGTCGCCGATGATGACGAACATGTCGGTCACGTTGCTCACGGCGTGGGCTCCTCGTCCGAGGTGCGTCGGGCCCACCGAGTATCGAATCGCGCCCACTGCTGCGCGCACCCCCCGCACGCAGGAACCCGGTACATCGAAAACCCGTCGTTTCCCCAGTCAGAAAACCCCGTCTCCGCATCGCTGCCGCACCACACGCACCTCTCACCGTGGTTGAGCTGGCAGCCCTCGGCCTGGAGCCAGTAGCCAGTCTGTGGGGTCATGCCGCCGTACGAGCAGGCCTCGTGCCCGGTCAGGCAGTCCTGTACAGCCGTGTCCCAGATGGCTCGCATCTGCTGTTCGTCGAGTGGTTGGCTCATCGGGTGTCCTCTCTGAGCTCGGCTGGGATGGATGGGCATCGGCCTTGGCTGCATTCGTACGAGCAGCAGGTGAGGGCGAGGCAGCGGCCCGGACGGCAGTGCTCCGACACGGGGTACGGCACCGGGACGCCGCGTGCGGGATCGGTGCCACGGTCACCAGCCGCGAGCCGCTCGGGCTGACGGCAGACACCCACGTCGCAA